TGTCACCAGTTCCAACTCCGAGAGTCGTCCTCTGGGCAGATGCGTCGGCGTCGTCAAGCAGATCACGGCCAGCGGAAGTGCAACTGATTTCAGTTACGCTGCCCGCTGTTACAGTGCCGAGAAGGCTGTTCGCGTTTGCCGTGAGGTTGTGTTCGGCGTTCCAGTTGGAAGGCTGAACAAGGGTCGCATCGCCGCTGTCAGCGACGTTTGATGTAAACGCATGCTTCAGAGAGACCGTCACTTGGCCACCTCTTAGGCGATACGGATGATGGCGTCAGTCGCGTTGGCTGTCGGGAATACGATCACGAAGTCGCCGTTGGACGAGGACTTGTCGGAACCAAAGGCCAAGGTCACAACAGCCGCGTTGGAGGAGTTGGCGTTGTAAATCAAAGCCCCGTTGGCCGTGATTGTCGAGTTCGACCAAGTCGTGTCGGCAAAGTCAACGTATGCGGTTGTGCCGGAGGTGGTCGGAGACACCGATGTAAGGGTGTTTCCGCCAGCGCTGTAGCCGGTGCCCGTAACCTCATTGGTCGCGCTGTAGGCCGTCGTCGAAGCGCCAAGCGTGGCGGACGAGGTGTAGAGAGCGATCTTGAAGGTGTTGCCACCCGGGTTGTCGAAGTCGTGCAAGGCGGACATGAGTTCCGACTTGAACGATGTGGTCATAGCCGTGGAAATTGCCACTAGAGCCTCCTGATGATTGCGGCCATGTCTTCATGGCCTTGCTTGCCTAGCTGTGCCGCCAGAGTTGTACGGTCTGACCTTACAGCCTGTTTCATGTAGTGGATGATCGCGGGACGGATACGGTCCTTGTACGCCATCGCCTGATCTCGTATTGCCGGGTGGGCCTCCGACGAAATGAACAAGAGCTTGTTCAGAAGGTCTTCGGCAATCTCTTCAACGGTAAAACCCCGCTCTTGCGTGGTCCGTACCTCAAATGCTCCTACGGAGCCAAATCCATTGTTCATCAGTTCGGCGTGATGCGGGGTTCAGAATTTCTGTACGTGTCGGAACGATTACGGCCTTCGCCGATCATCTTGAGCGCCTCAAGCGACTCCTTATACTTCCCAGCGTACAGGCCAATGAGATCCTGCTCGCCCTTGAGGTACGTGTAAGCCTCGAAGAGGCAGCCGTACAGGAGAGCATTCTCGGCGTTCTCGCTAATCCAAGTGCCTGCTGGCTGATCAACGATGGACGCCGGTTCGTAGAAATAGTGAAGCTCGACCTCGTAGGCAGCATTCGGAGGCGGGGCGATCAGGAAGGTATCGTTATCGAAGATCGCGTAGTAGCGGGGGACCCCGGTCGTCGATGTGGAGGGATACGCTTCGCGGAGAAACGCAACCTCCTTCGGGAGCAAGTACTCGTATGTGCCGTTGTTGTTAACGGCGATGGAGTAGGTCGCCAGATAGTCGGACGGGGTCGTGAGATAGCGATTGTTCGCCGTCATGTTCCCCGTCACGTTCTTCTTGAGGACCGGGATCTGCACGTCATAGTAGATGCGCTGCTCGGCCTGCCGAATGATTGTGTTCATATCGGTGGTCGAGATACCGTTCGAGTCTACCTGAAGGTAGCCGTGGATCGCATCTACAAGCTGTGCATACGTGAAGGCCATGTTAGCCCTGCTTCTCCGAGATCCTCAGACCCTTCGTCGCAGCACCACCGCCACGCATCTTCATGGGCTTCTTCAGGATCTTCATGTTCCCGACGTTTACACCACGCCGCATGCCGCCTTCAACGGTGGCATCCGACGGATCCTTGAGCCGTGCGTTCTGCTTCTGCATTTTAGCGACCCCGCTGGATTTTGGTCTTCTGGAGACGACCGACACCGCTACCGGCACCAGCCCGCATGTCACGATGAGAGCGAGCGGGCCTGCCGACAATGCCGCCGCTGGCCATCTTCTTGTTTGCCTTCACGGCATCAACGCCGGGCGTGACGTCATCGCCATAGGGGTCGCCGCCCATATCTTCGATGAGGCGTCGCAGACGCTTAACCTCGGCGTCTGTGTAACCCTTTTCCTTTGGCTTCACAGAGCCACCGGATGCCATCTTCTTGTAGGTGTACTTCATTTTATCAAACCATCTTTCCGCGACCGCGACCGCGTTCTGCCTTACCGGCACCACGGACGAGACCGCCTTCCTTCATTGTCTTGCTCTGATTGTCCTTGCGGGGTTCCCGTGTGCGCGGGAAATATGCCCCAACAATCTGGCTCCAGCTTGCGCCACGGGGGACGCGAGGCTTGTTCTTGGTTGGCTTCTTGTCGAGACCCTCTTCATCTTCATCGGGGCGGTTGTTCAGGTTGTTTCCACCACCGCCCCCGCCACCACCGCCGCCACTTCCGCCGGGTGCCTTGTAGTAGTTCTCGCTTGTCGGAACGAACTTGTCGCCAATGATCGCGCCCGTCACGCCTTCCCTATTTGTACCGGCTACAGCAAGACCTGTGCCACCGAGAAGATCAACAAATCTACCGGGTCCACGGGTTCCCATGCCCAAGCCCTGACCGAGGGCATAGATCATGTCTGCTGCGCCTGTTGCCGCCTCTCGCTTGGTGGGTTTGTCCTTGGCCATGCTTACACCATCTTTCCGCGACCAACGCCGCGCTTCGCGCAACCACCGGCCCGCCTCGCAAGGCCACCCTTGGCGAGGGCCATGCCGACACCCTTACGGGCGAGACCACCACCGCGCATCTTCTTGCTCTTTACAGCGCCACCCTTACGGAAGGGCGTAGCAGCAATTTCCTCCGGACGACCGGCAAGCCTCGGCGGGGCATCGGTCATTGCGCCACCACGACCCGGCCTGCGCATAAAAGCATCGCTTGAGGCGAGAGGCCGCATACCCGGCTTCAGGCTTCCACCGCGATCCGGACGAACCGGCGAACCGGCGAGGGTCTGCGCTACATCAGACATTCCACCATAAATGCCCGGATTGCGCATATAGGCATTGCTTGATGCAAGGGGCCGCATACCCGGCTTCAGATTTCCTCCAACCCCCGGAGATGGGATAAAGTCTGGACGGCCAACGGGACGGAAGGCGGAAGTCCCGACCTTGCCCCTAGAATACGCCATAGGCCGTGCCGCCTCGCCATAATCAGCCATGCCGCCATCCTGCATACGCTTGTGGGTCTTGCGGGCCTTTCCGCCGTGCTTCATCTTCTTCATTATAGTTCTCCAGAGTAGGTGATGGGGCTCGGCACCCCGTTGAGATAGATGCCGATCACGCCAACCTGTCCGGTGCCGTAAACAGCGGGGTTTCCTACGGGGTTCCAGCCCCAGAGTTCGCGGCTGACAACCTGTGCAGTGTCAGGCCGGGGATTGTAGAGGGCTTGCGGATCGTTGATCGGCACACGCCCGACGAAATACTGAGGCTGATCCTTGTCGAGGCAATAGGGGCAGTTCTTGATGTTCGTGACACGACCGGCGACGACTTGAGGCTTTAGCTCGTGAAGGTCATACCTCTGCCCGCACGTATCACAAAACGCAAATGCCAGTCTTCCCTTGGCATACGGAACACTCATTTCTTTGAATCCCGAGTCATGCCACGCTTCCATCCATCCGCAACAGGAACAGACGGGTCAACCATCCTATTTTCAATCCCGTTAGTGACCCAAACAAGACCAAGCGTGTACTTATTGCCAAGCTTGACCCTTGAGTTTGACTCAGAAATGCTCTTCTTGTGGCCATCTCCAATTGGGGGGAGCTTCCTGCCACGGAGAGATTTCGTAAGGTTTTTGATGTGGGATTCCGAAAATTTCCGTCCAGTCAGGGCTTTACGAATTTTTTCCTTGGCGTTTTCTGGCATTTTGAATCCGCCAACGCCACCACCACCTTCTGTTAAGTTTACCATGTCGAAGCCCATAAGTCCCAGCCTCTTGATGAGGCCACGCTCGAGTTCATAAGAAATAGCTTCGGACGAACACTCTAGCTTTCCCACAAGAACATTTTGGACGCCGCACTCGCCCACAATCAACTCATGTTTTTTATTGTGCGGCCTTCTAACCCTGCGAACGCGGGCGAGTTTTCCCTTGCCGACGTAAAACGGGGTTCCATCAGGCTTACAATGGATGTAGGCGTAAAAGGCCATCAAAAATCGTATCCCACAAAAGGAATGAATCTATCGCTCGACCTGTCTCGATCTTCGTCGGCGGCCAACTGAAATGCCTCGTCCGCAAGATCTTTCAGCATGGAAACCCTATCGGAGGCTTCCGGCTTTTTCAAGGCAATATGATATGCCAGCCCGGCAACGAGAGCATTGTAGAACCGGAACGGGATCTCAATCGTCTGGCTGACGGGGTTTGTCGCATCGTCCATACGCTTCAGATACCAGTACGCGAGCGTGTAAACGGTGTTGGAGTCCGGAACCGGCCAGAGCGTAATCTGTGGCGAGTTTGTCGCCCTGTTTACATAGATCTGGTAGGGACGCCCCGTCTGGTCCTTGGTCGGGATGTTTGCGTATGTGGACACCGAGATCCTGTTCAGGGAAATATCGGTGTTGATTCCGGCGCTGCTCGTCCGGCACACATGCTCAATGTAGTCAATCGCGTCAGCCGGGAGCCCGTCGGCAGACGTGTAGGTCTTCTGACCGGCCACAAGAGTAATGGTGCCGGAACGAACAGTCCAGAGGTTCAGGCCCTTGTTGGCCCACTCCGCTAGGAGGAAGTTCATGCTGCGCCGAGCAGTCTTCAGGTCATACCCCGAACGCAGTTCAAGGCCAGCCCTCTCGTAGGCTTCCTCGACCAATTCCCCAATGTCGGGGTTCCAAGTTGTCGTTCCGCTCGTAGCCATTTTCTATCCTAAGTGTGAGCCCCGCTCCAAGAGGCATACCGCCGATTACAGGAGCCGCCTGCCCAAATGCTCACGTTCCCCGCTATCTTAGTGCTTGCCTCTGTCGCCCTTGTTGGGGTCTTTCGGGCCTAGCTTTTTGGAACCCCGCCTGTGGACCGGCTTGTTCCGGCCCCGGCTCTTCTTGGTGAAGAGCGGGACGCTGTTCCCGATTGCGTCTTTCTTTGCCATTATGCGTACCTGTCGGACTTGCCCGCTGCGAGATATTCCTGATATTCATTATAGTTCGGGTCGCCCGGAGATGGAATTCCGATGCCCCGATCCCAGCGCTCATACTGTGAAATCCTGCGGCGGCGGCGCTCAACAGGCTCCGTCTGGGATCCCTGATACGGCTGATAGTATGCCGTCTGGTACTGGTAGTTCTTGCCGCCAAGTTCCTGCGTTGGGATGCCCGCGACACCAGCGTTTCCTGATGGTGTATATGTTCCGCCCGGAGTTTCAGAGGGGATTCCATAACCCGTGGCAAGCTGCTGCTTCTTGATCGGATCGAGGCGCTCATAGGCGGCAACAGCCTGACCGGGCTTCGCTAGGGTTCTCATACCGCGCTGAACTTCGGAGAAGGCATCGCCAAACTGTCCGGGGAGCTTGCCCAAAAGGCCAGATATACCGCCAACTATGGTAGTCCCAGCCTTTGTGAAGATATTGCCAGTTATCGGAGCGGTAATGCCAGTGACGGCAGCAACCTTGATCTTCTGATCCGTGGTAAGCCTATACTTCTCATCGGTCATGCGGGCGAACCGCTTCTTGTCCATGTACTCACTCTGGAAATCTTCCGGCATTGCCGCAAGATCTTCGGCGGTTACGGGAGTTCCATCCGGCTTTATGGGATAACCAAACTGTCCCGGTCCCACGATTGAGCCAGAGGGGTAAATTCCGTCTCCATAAACATCTTCAACAGCAGCAAGCTCTACGGCGGCGGGGCTAACGTCAACGCCGCTCGGTAGAGAAGACATACCGGCAGGTACGCCGCCGATTTGGCTGGGAGAAAGACCGGCATACGCAGTCGGATCCTGCGCACGAGCAAGAGCCTCTCGACGAAGGTTTGCCTGATCACGGCTGACCGCCGACATTGCCTTTCCTTCGTCAAAGTGCATGTAGTCTTTTGAGAACTCACCAGTCTCAAAAGCTCCTCCCCACCTCTGGTTCTGGAACTTGCCATACATATCGGGGTTGTCATAAAAACTGCCAATCACGCCAGTTGCAAAGTCTCTGTATGGACCGGCAAGGGCAGACTGAATCTTTGCCGCCTCAGATGGGCTTCTGTACCCGCTGCGGACACCGCCAATGGGATTATAAGCCTTTTCTCCTATTTTCTCGTATCCAACGGGTTTGCCGGTAACTGGATCGCTGATTCTGATGTCAATCGCTTGACCACGAGTGTGCTGCGCCGAGTCCCCGCCACGAAGTCCGCTGAAGTAGTCAACCGGCTTCATGGTTCTCAGGGATTCGTCGGCAATGGCTTGATGAATCTTTTGCGCGCCCGGAGTAAGCTTGTTCGGGTCGTAACCCTTCGACCACTTCTCCATTGGTACGCCATATTCCGTCAAAAGATTTGACGGAGTAATCTCCTTCGAGAACATGCTCGGCTCTGTCATTCCCGGGAGGGATGGCGTCATCCTGTGATAATAACCAGTCGCGCCTAGCCCAGAATCAGTCACCGTGGTTGGCGGTGTATATGTCTGCTGGGCGATATCAGAGATTGTTCCACCGATTTGCCCACCGCCAATTTTCACCGGCACATTCATTGGTCCGACGTTGATCGCCGATATGCCACCGTTGGCAATATCCTGACTAAGGGCCTGCTGACGGCTTGCTACTACCGCATCCTTGTAGGCTGCCTCCTGCTGTACCGCAGCGTCTACGGGGTTCTGCCCACCAGCGGGAGCCGTGGGTGCCGTGGCTGCCGGAGACGAAACGGAAGACTGAATGCCGCCGACATCCGAGGAAGACTGAACAGATCCGACATCGGATCCAGTTGCGGTGTAATCACCACCGTCGGCAGTTGTTGTGCCGGTTGTGGTTCCGCCGGGCGCTCCCGTCCAATTGCCGCCTCCGGTGTCGGGGCGAGAAACCCCCATTGAAGAGGCGCTGTCGTCGGCAAAAGAAGGAATACCCTTCGGACCACGGCGGGGTCCGTTACCATTTAAACGCTGAAGCGCCTGCATCTCCTGCCAATTGAGGTAGGCAAGATATTCCTTTGGATGGCCGGATCCGGGGTTGTATGTGGTGGGGGCAGTGACTTTCTTCTTGCTCATTTCATCCTCTTGGGACGCCGAGGACGACGCTGCCGCCGAGCCTCTGACAAGGCGATAGCGACCGCCTGCTTCGGATTTGTCACGCGCTGGCCCGAGCTAGACTTGAGGCTGCCGACCTTGAATTCGTGCATCACCTTCTTCACCTTGCCGGGGCGGGCAATCTGCTTGCCCATATTTCCGCGAGACATAGCCATCATTCACACCGCTTCTTACGATGGTTCCACTTGCCGTTGCGCTTTACGCAATCACGCCAAGCGGCCTCCTGATCAGGAGGCATTCTTTTGGCGATGATTGGCATCATTTCCTTAGCGACATGCGTGACCAGCCCGAACCAGAAGTCCGGGCTTTTCGCTACGAAATATGTGCCAATCGCCAAACCCAACACGCAGGCGATCAGTACGACCGCCTCCGACATCAGACCTTCTTCTTCTTGTCAATAAACGACCAGCCGAGACCGACCAGTGTGATGACAGCGCCGATGGCCTCGTTGACAACAGCCTGATCGGCAATGCCCTTGGCCGCGACATAACCACCGCCGAACGTGAGCAGGTGGCGAACGAAACCGAGTACCATTTCTTTGGTCATGCGAACTTCCTATTTTGTGCCGGGGTATGATTTCCACGGCAGTTGGTAGTGGGGACCGTCTTTGAACGTAGTCCAGTCCCCGCCCCACTCAACGGGAACCTTTTCTGCCTTGGCCGCAGCCTTCATGGCCGTGGCAATCTTTCCGTAAAGGGGCCAGTCCCAGCGGACGGCACCATCAATGTACGCCACAACGTCAATGGCGTGGCTGTAACCGTTGGCCGCAGGAATGTGGCGGCTCTTGAGCGTCTTGGAGGCACCCTTGCTCACAAGGATCTTCTGCTCCTCAAGTGTACGGACCCCGCACGTAATGCCGAAGGTGAACTGCTTGTCCGTCCAGTCCTTCGCGCAACG